TTAGTAGCAGCACCGCCACCCTTAACCTTACCTTTAACCGCCTTTATTTCCCCATCGCCCTCTGTGTTCAGCTTAACTGGGTTTTTCTGCGGTCCAGGATATAGTTTAGACTTCTTAGCCATTTTATTCTCCTCTAGTTCTTTCGTCCGCTTCTCGGACAGTATTTAAAATATCTGCATAAGTTCTATCTGCTTCGAGTATAGAGCTCTGTACGTTTTTCTCTCTGTCTGCTGCAATTTTCATTTCTGCTATAGCTTCTTGAGATTCAATTTTATCTTTCTCGACTTCCCGTTTCTGTTCCGAAGCAATTGCACGTTGCCTTATTTCAGCTTTCTGTAGTTCAATTATCGGATCCATCTTAGCTTTCTCTTCTGCTTCAGCGACTGCTTGAGCCCTACCCGTAACTTCTGCTGTGGCTTGAGTTGCTGATTGTGCAATTTCATTCATAATCTGTTGTGCTTGTTCAGGCGGCATCTGTTGTAATTCTTCTAGTGGTGGTAGCGGTTGTCCCATCGCTTCTTCAACCTCTAATCGATACTTCATCGATTGGTGTTCTTGTATATTTGAACTAATCATTTGCACAACCATCTCGTTTTGTTGTGCCATCGGGTTTTGTACAAACGATGAGTGTGCTTCAATGTAGGCTTCATGGTCTTGCCATTCAAACGCTTTGATAGGTTGTCCCATCATTGCTGCCTGTTGTTCACTGATAGGGTCTCTTGGTGGAACTTGCTGTTGTTCTTTAAACAGTGTTTGTGGGTTTTTAATTTCAAGTGCTTCATACATTCTTCTATATGCTTCCTGCATATTGTGTATTTCTGGTGCAGCTTGTGCCATCTGTAATTGTTGTTGTGCTATCATTACCCGCTGTGCCATTGAAAAGATGTTTGGGTCACTGACTGGGAGGACATCAACACGATCGTCAAAATCTTGTGCCATGACAACCTGTTGTCCACCCTCTGTCATATATGGGTACTCAGGTGGTAGGTATTTAGCGTAAAGCGTAGAAAGTAGTCTAAACTCCTTCTTTTGGGCAAAATGTAGTCGTTTATGTATAGCCGACATTACTTTCGTCCCCCGTTCTAGCATGGCTATGGTTGTTCCTACAGGAAGTTGTTGGCTACCTATATCCCCTACTTGCATGTCTGCTATGCTTGCGAACCTTCTACCCGAATCAACCAAAACACCTAACAACTGTGATAAAACAGCCGAAGGTTCTTTATAGGGTAGGGGTAATAACGAATCTTTAATCGTAGCGCCTGCTACATCAACGTCTCTAAATTCTCCAGGTTGTAGTGGTTCGTCTTCGCCTTGTATCCGCATTCCACGAGCTTTAAATCCTGCGGGGAGGTTGGCTAAAGTACCAGCATCGATAAGTTGCCTCAATATTGCTGTCACTGATTTGGTTAGACCGCCAATCATGTGGATTAAACCGAAACCATAAAAACCTAGTCCTGGAAGGAACTTATACTGAACAAAATAATCTAATTTTTTATAGAGTTCGTCTCCTTCTTCCCAGTTACGTCGAATAGCGAGTATTTGGTTCATGTCTTCACAGATGGTTACGATATACGGGCAGGCGAAGCCGTGGTCTTCTATTTCCGACAACCTTAGATCAACGTGCATTTCTAGTATAGTGTAAAGTTCGTTATTCTCTGCGTAAGTAGAGCTGAGTCCTTCAAGTTCTTCCATTTTCTCTTGTACGTCGTTTGGACTTATTGCTCCAGGGTTCTGCATTAGATCAATATCGCTGTATGTGCCGTTTAGTTGCATTTTAAGCAAATCGTTCTTAGTCATATTCATCACATGCGTAACACGTGGTGAAGTAGATAGGTCGGTAGTAGAATAGCTAACGACTAGGTCTTCCGCCTTAACAAACTCACTGACCGCACGGTTCAGCATCGTATCGAAATAAACTTTTTTGAAAGCACTTCCAGAAAGCGGTAGGTAAAAAAGCATTGAGTCCATCTCTGGGTCGTACTCTTCCATCACGTGTGTGATCTGGTAGTTCATAAATTCTTTAACTCGAGTCGATTGTGAAACGATCTCAGGGTTATGCCCACCAACGACCTGTACTTGTACTGGTCCACCTGGAGGTAATAACTCTTTATAGGCTTGCGCTTGAAACTGAGTCACAGCTTCTGATAATATTGGGTGGTCAACGCCACTAGCTCCCTGAAACGGTTGTGTTCGTTCTTGGCTTTTGATCCCCAGTAAGTCTAGTCCTTTAGTGAAGGCTTCATACCAATCTTGCCGAGATTCTTTGTCGTCTTCGTACATACCGACGAGTTCGCTGGCTAGTGGATTTAAAACCGAATCGTCTAAGAAGTCTGCTAAATTCTCATTGAACTGTGGTGCTTGAGGCATTTCCTCTTGCATCATCTCTTCACCGTCTGGTAATTCAAGTTCAATCTCTACGGGAAGCGGGGTTCCAGCAAGAGGGGCTTCTCCGTTCATTACTGGAAGTTGTTTATCAATTGCCATGGAGATCTACTCTATCATATGTTTTCATTAATAGTAAACCATTTCCCTGTGTCGGTATCCATCAAATGGGTCTTCGTAATCAGAAGCCAACTGGACAAAACCGCCTTGGCGAAACCGTAAAACTGCTTGAGACATTGAATCGACTAAGTCATCATGATCACCGTTTGGAAAAGCTGCACACTCTTCTACAACTTCCGTCGCCCAGTGTGTGTCGGGCTTCCAGACCATTCCTGACTCAAATAAAGGGGTGCATGCGTTTACTCGAGCCACCTTGTCTGCGCCTTTACTCGGAGTAAAGTTCTGTACAGGGATGCCGATTCTTCTTAATTCTTGTGTGAGGGGAGTTCCGCTTCCTTTCGCCTCGATAATTACTGTGTCTGGATCCCAGTGCTCGTAAAGTTCTAATGCTTTGCGCTTTAGTTCAGGAAACTCCAACCTTTGTTTAACGGAATCTAACAATATAAGGTGGGCAACTTCCCCTTGATAAAAGTCTTCGCCTATACGTCCGTGTGGGTAAAATACACCCCAAGTCGTGATTGCTGAATAATCCGCAGTCTCTGANTTCAAAAATGCCGTATCGTAACTTTGTATAACGTACTCACATTCAGGTGGCTTTTCAGTTGGCCATTCTTTCCACCACTCACGTTTAATTAATGCACCTTCTTCTGAAGACGGTGATTGCATGTATTGAGCAAACCATTTCGGTCCATTACCGAGTGCTGCCTTAATTGCTTCCAGTTCTTCAACTTTCCAGTACTCTGGCCAGACTGCGTCTCCACTCGGCAATATAGCTGGTAGTTCTATTACTTCCCACTGATCNTTTTGAGAACTACGAGACATATCCTTGATTAATCGCCCTGTTAGGTCTTTAACTGACCAACGGGTCATAACGATAACTATCGCTCCTCCAGGCTGAAGCCTTTGCCGTGGTCCAGAAGTATACCACTCATACGCGTCATCCAGTGCTGCTTTTGACATTGCATCTTGCTCTGAGTGCGGATCGTCAATAATAAAGAGGTCTGCACCCCGTCCAGCGATCGCACCGCCTGTACCTACCGCATAATACTCCCCTCGTATCGTCGGTTGGTTCTCTGCCATGGTTTCCCACTTTCCTGCTGCTTTTGAATCTGGGTTTAGTACCGTATCGGGGAAAATGCGTTTATATATGTCGGATTGTATTAAATCCCTTACTTTACGACCAAAACGCACCGCAAGGTCGGATGTATGCGTTGCTTGTATGATTTTAAGTGCAGGATTGCGTCCTATTAGGTACGCTGGGAGTAAAAAGCTCGCAAACTCACTTTTTGTATGTCTTGGAGGCATATTGATGATTAATCGCTTTAAAGTGCCGTCGGCTATGCGGTTAAAGGCTTCTGCGACTATCTTATGGTGATGACCTTCTATAAAACTTGGCCACTGGCTTTTGACAAAGGCTAAAAACTCTTTTTGGGCTTGTTCAACTTCGCTTAACTCTTTAAACCGTTCGGTAAGTTCGTAGTATTCCTTTAGAGTCTCCTCGGGGAGATTATTGAGATTAGATTTCATTTAGCTGATAGTTTCTCTATGCCGTTCTTGTTAGGCATGTACAGGGTTGAATTATCCGCAGTAGAGAGGATAGGTTTTCCTTTTGGATGAAATGTTTCTCGAATAATAGGAATGCCATCAAAGTCAAAAACTTCATGTAGCACAAAACGGTCGGGATCGTCTATAAGGTCTATTTTCACTTCTTCTTTGAATTTAATTTTATTTACCCATTTCGCATCCCCTACAGTATTTGGAGGCTTGGATATACTAGGGTTTACTGAGTCTAGTGCATCGTTCCAGAGAGTAAGTGGGTCATCAAATCCCATAGTAGCATAAGGGTTATTGCTCGCTGGATCAGCCTTAGTCCACTGATCCTTAACCTTTTGACCTTTCTCCAATATTGTTTCTCCTTCAGCAAACACATCCCTGTTCATTATAGGCGGTTTTGTCCCAGGGTATTTTGTGTTTTCAGCTTTTCCCATGTACCGCACCTGAAAATCGTCCATAGCAAAGAAGTCTTTGTCAGTTAGTCCATATTTCTTAAAAGTTTGTAATATATTCGGACCGTATTCACTGGTCTTCCAAGCCCTAAATGGTCCACCAGACATCTTGTTCATGGCTGCAGGAATCCTAGACATAAAGGTTTGTGCTGCTACAGGGGATACTGCTGCTACTTTTGCTACAGTGGGACCTACTTTTGAAAGTGTTCTTATGCCTCCAGGGGTTGCAGCTAGGACTCCACCTGCTGCTGCGCCTTTTAGTATTTTTCTTCGCATTTCGTCCGTTTCTCCTTGTTTCAGGGTCTGTATACCTTTGGAGGTTGGTGCTGGGGGTATTTTAGAGGCAAGCTGACGAGTAGCCATTCCTCCACCTAGACCAGCAAGAGGTAATCCTGCTGCCATTAACGCATAGCGCCAATCTTTGGGCTGGTCTTCTGGCCATTCCTTCATCCCATGACCAATATCCGTAGTGGCTAACACACTTTCCCCCATCATTGCTGCATAGGGTAGAGCAGCTTGCCCCAGAGTTTTTGTAAAAGCTGGTAAACTGACTGCTCCAAGTCCCACGTCTAACTTCCCCAACATATGNGGTATTGCNTAGGGACCACTAATCGGTTCCATTCCTATTTCTGTGCGGAGTTCATTCATTCTCTGGAATTCCTCCACGCTTTTACCTAATACCCCTTGAATCTCAGACGGTTCCCAACCTCTTTCCTCTAGGGTTGTGCGTAGTCGTTCCCGTATTTCCCACCATTTGGGTTCTTCTTTTGGTGGCGACGGGTGATATCCTCTGTTTATAAGTGCCATTATATAATCTCAATGTGGTCTTTTTCTTCTATCACCCCTTGATAAAATCGCGACTCTTTTAGCGTNTCCTCGGGGAGATTATTGAGGTCTTTATTCATAATCCTCTGTTTGAACGTCAATTATGTCGCCTTTGGGCAGTACTCCGCCCGATTCGTAGTAAAGTTCGTTCATTCTGACCAAAATTTCCTCTTTAGTCATCATTTCGACCTTATTGATGGTTAATTCGCTCTTTCTTACATAAAGTCCTGCTGCTTTGCCTCTTGCGACCTCTGCTGCGACTGCTGCCGACCACATTCCTGCCCCAACTGCTCCATCTCGTATATCTTTGAGGTCATCGAGGTGTGTTCCTAGATTTACGCTCACTAAATCGGCTGCACGGTCTTGCAACGCTTGAATTCTGTTTTTTATCTTAGGATTTTGATCACTGGCTAGGGCTGTGCCCGCTTTTTGCGCATTTTTAGGCGAATATCCTGCTTCCATTGCTGATTGGGTCTTGGACATGCCTTTTGCCACGTTTTGGGCGAATTTTTCCTGTCGAGGAGTCAGTTTATCCTTGTTTTTCTTTGTCATCGTTTAACTAAGCTCCCACCAAAGTACATTCCAATGATTGCAGACACTAAATTCGTGTCTAATTGCGTAATAACAAGCCCCTGAAACGTAACCCACTCAAAAACTTCCCTTCCTTCTTTAAAAAACCAGAATCCAGGCATCCAATTGGTGTACCCTACTGTTACATCAACCTGTGGATAGAAAACTGCGACTAGTTTTGGCAGTAAAACGATGGCAAATATGGCAGTTAGGGCTATAATCCGCCTTGTCCAAGCGAAACCCTTGTCTTTTAAGCCATGGTCCAGCGACTGTTTCTTCGCTTTCATCTCAAACTCGCCTCTTGTGATCAAGAGTTTCTGTTCTTCCGCCTTGGCTTTACGACTTTGCGACCATATGCTTAATAAACTACTCAAAAGAGTAGAACCAAGCATGGTTATTATCTCAAATGGGAAGCCCACATTACTTCTTTTTTCTGTAGGTCTTAGTGGTGTACGCTTCGTTGATGTCTTTCGTTTTAGGATCGTCTGCTACGAACCTTCCTTTCTTTGTGCGGTTGCGAACAGTTTNTTCCTCATAGNTGAGAAAAGTCTTTTTGAACCAATTCGTTAGTCCGATTGCCATAATTTTCTCCAAAAAATTTTTGCAAGAATATTCTTGCTTATTTTGAAAGAGAAGTAAAGTGAAATTTGCAAAATCCAATATCCATGGACAATGCCTCTCCAAATCTTACCCTTTAGCTATAGCTACAGGGTTATGCTATAAAGGGGGGCGGGGCTACCCCTACGGCTTA